ATTTTAGACGTTGGTTACATTACTTTCATAAAGATTAGGATCTACGATTTTCTCATAGCTACTAGGCGATCCATGATACAGTCTTTCCCAATGATGTTTTATGAATCGTTTATTTACCCTTTCACCATAACCAGAACAGTGTGCGATGAACATGTTTCGATTTTTCGTTCTCGCAAAGTTTCTTACTGGTCCACTGTGATAGCTAAATTAGTACTCTGTGCATCTTCTTTTATCTGTAGTAAACCCCACAAGAGGTTTTGATAGCAGTCGGGCATTTTATAGCCCATTTTAAGTTGCACACTATACGTTTACATTCCCTGGTGGCGCAGATTCGAAACCATTGTATACGGAGTGGTTTTAGACCTCAATCATCCCCTATCTTCACTCACAGTGTGGATGGTCCTGCTACCCGTTTTCTTGGGTTCAAGGACAATGAAGTCTATCAGACTTTTAAGCGTTGTTTGGCTCATTTGATAATAACGTTTTCTTCTGAACAAATGCTTGACGATTTTCAATCTCGGCGTTTAGTTCAACTTTTTGATTTGGATAAAGATCTGAAGTGTGTTTCTTCTCAAAACTTCGCTGATTTCACAACCGAGGCCTGTAGTTTATTTGACAGGTTTTATGAGTATGGTGCTCGCATCCGTGCCGGACAGGGCGCCACCCTCTTACATAATCCCTCGACGTATCGCACTTTTCTGGAAGATTACAATTATATTGTTGAAACCATAAATTCCCAACAACAGGGAATCCATGCAGACACCAACTTTCTCTGTAAATTGGATGATACAATCAAGCTTTGTAGTCAATTGATGATTAGTCTCAATGCGAAAAATCCCGGTTTTATTCGGTTGCGTTCAGAACTTGCTCAATTGCGTGAAATTAAATCTCGACACCTGGTGAATATAGCGCTTGGCGAAAAGCGACCCATGCCCTTCGGAATACTCCTACAAGGAGCTCCCGGCTGTGGCAAGAGTAGCTTGTACGAAGTCATTCACAAGATGTTTTGCAAGATGTACGACCTTGAGGTTGACAGCCTCTATGTGAGGATGCAATTTGACAAGTTTTGGAACAATTGGCGATCAACGAATGTTACCATTGTTCTTGATGATCTATTCTCTAAGGAGATTATGTATGATCCCGAGAATGGGTTTGAGTTCATTGACATCATCAACACCGTTCCTTTTAGCCCCAATCAGGCTGCAGTTGAGGAGAAGGGTAAGAACTTTTGTGTGGCACGTCTCTGCATTGGTACCACCAATCTCAGCAACAGGCAGTTTGAGTCGCAGATCAAGACTGTTTTCCAGACTTCTGCTGCCCCTCTTCGTCGTTTTCCTGTTCGAATTGCAATGCATGTCAAACCTGAGTTTCGAACCAACACTGGATCATTAGATCTTGATCTTCCATTTAGCGCAGACGGTGCATGGG